CAACTCAGGCTACCGGACAGAGGCTCACAATGCTAAAGTGAAGGGAGTAAAGGGAAGCAGCCATTGTCAGGGATGGGCAGCAGACATACATTGCACAGATGGTGACAAACGATTTGTGATAATTGACAGCCTGTTGAAGTCCGGTATTACTAGGATTGGAGTGAGCAGCACATTCATACATGCTGACTGCGATCCAACCAAACCTGCAAAGGTTATTTGGACTTACTAATATTATGACAAACGAATTAAGAGGGGAATTGGTTAAATTCATTTATGACACTCCTGCTTATGGAGCTATACTGCTCACTAAATTGGCTAACCCAGAGCCTAATTTCTATAATCCTGGAGAGGAATGGCTCTACCATCATGGCTGGTCAATCATCCTGATTTATAGGCTATACCGCATGACTCTTGATATGCATAAGGACATGAAGGAGACTGTGCTTTATTATGATGACAAGGGTGAGCTGGTTAAGATGTCAGGCTATCAGAAGGTAATTCAGAAAATTAAAAACCTAATCAGATGAGCATTTCAAAAGAAGGAGCATTCATTCTGCTTGTGCTAGCCACTTATATCGGTGGTGATGTTTATACTGCTAATGTGAAGCACAAGAAGATTGAGGACTACATTGCCAAGACTGAGGCAGGACTGATGGAATCAACAATCAGGAGCATTCACATTGAAGCCTCAGTGGATAGCCTGAAGCTGCAAATTAAAGGCTTAGGAAAGTCAGTTATCTTCTTAGACTCATGCCAGCAGAACAAGACAATCAAGCAGGACAGAGCAGAGAGAAGAGGCAAATTCGTGGGAGGTCTGCTCAAGAGCCTTATTCCAGGCATGTGACTCATGCGCTGTTTAGTAAGCGCATGCAAGTGTATGCTTACACCAGTGCAACAGTGGTGCTGGTAGGCTTACTGATAGGAGTGGGATGGCTCTACAAAATGGAAAAGATTCAGACCGGAGACTCAGTGCTGATGCTGATTCTAGGTCAAGTGCTTGGTGCATGGGTGGCTCTGACCAATAAGATTTTCAGGATAACTGCACCCAACATCAGCAATCCTGATAATTAACTATTTTTGTTTTATGAATTGCCTTGAAGATTACATTGGACTAAAGGGATGCACAGCTGATGCTCCTCTGTCTGGACTATACATCAATGATTATCCGGGCATGAGTTCGGAGTTGCTGGATAAGATTGCAACACCTGAGCAAGTGTCTTATGTGGGCATGTGGAACTCAGCACAGGCTGTGAGCTATGTGAGAATCAAAAGAGACATTCAGTCTGCCTTATTCACTTCAGCAGAGGCTCAGCTTGATCAGGTGCTATTTCAAACCAGCAAGAACTTTGTGCAGCAATGGCAGCAGATTCAGACTGTACCAGCAGAGGCAATCTTAAAGGGAGCATTTGTAAGTGTGCAGGGCAGCAAGTATCTGGCACTAAGGGTTAAGCAAATCTATGTTTACAATGCCGGAGCTGCTGTTGCTGGAGTGCCTTGGTATATCTTTCAGACTCAGGATGGCAAGATATTAGACCAGGGAACTGCTGACCTTGTTGAGGGCATGAATTACTTGCCTGTCAATAATGAGTTCTACTCTGACTTTGATAAGATCAACATCATGGTGGCTATGGATTGCACCAATCTGCCCACCACCACAGGCTTCTTTATCGATTGGGGCTGGAATCAGATGGATTTAGAGTGTGCCACCAGATTCACCTACCTGTGGAGAAATGGCTGGAGCATCTTCCCAGTTACTGCTCCATTAGGCTATGGGTTCGGAGATAGTTGGACTCAGGATAGCAGTCAGTCAGGCATCTACATAGATGCTCAGCTATTGTGTAGCCTTGATTCATTCATCTGCCAGCAGAAGGAGTTTCTTCTGGATGCCTGGGCGAATCTGCTATGCTATCAGATACTTTGGCAGAAGGTAGCAAGTCCTAGGGCTAACTACTTTGCACAAGGCAATCGTGAGTTCACTGAGCGAGCTATGGCTACTTTCTTAGATGGCTACAATCAGAGCCTCGCAATCTGGGCAAGACAGCTAAACCTGAGAGGTGAAGGTCTGTGCTTTAATTGTGATAATGCCGGACTGATCCAGCAGGGATTTGTGAGGCCTTAGAGCGAAAAGTTCTCAAGTCTCTCAATTTCATGATTTAGATACCACTGAGCCTTCTTTAAGTCCTCCAGCTTGCTTCCTTTTTTTCCGGCTCTGCTGATGTACTTAATGACATTGCCAAGGCAGAAGCCTAGCTTCCAGGCATCAATGACCTTAATGGCTTCATAGGTGCTATCAGAGCCTCCGTAATGCTCTGGATGATTGACAGCATCAGCTTTATTCATCATGTCATCACGGTGCTTCTGAAGAGGCTGCTCATAATGTGGGTCATCCCAATAGTCAAGCATGCTACTCATAATTATTATTATAATATTGCTCTGGATTATATTCTTTAGGCTCTGACTGAATTGCATCAGAATACCCATTATGATAAGCCTTAATAATCTGTTCCTTTTCTCGTTCAGCTGCAATATTAGCTAAATCACGAAGCTGAGAAGTGATATGCTGAAGTTCGACATATTGATATGATTTTACTTTTGGAAGTTGCATCACAAGATGATTAATGTGGATCATTGCCTGATGATAGACAATGAATGCAGAAGGGCTTTGTTTTTCGGAATTATTCATGGATAGTAAAAGAGTTGTTTAGGTTTATTACTCATAGAAATTGAATTGCCTTTGAGCTGATCTAATGACTGAACCAGCTGCCCATTGAAGTACCATCCACAATGCCTGGGCTTAGAGCGCATATTAATCAGCTCAGCCTTGACAAGCACATCATTCAGGTCAATCTTGCCTTCATTAGCAATCATAAAGTCAATTAGCTCTTCGATTGGGTTCATTAGCGTTTCAAATTGAATCAAATCGTATCGTGACAAATCTACGGCATTAATTCACTATTGCCGTTGTTCTGTGCGCCATAAGTGTTCTCATAATACTCCACACTCCTGTCAAAGCCCCGGAACGCAAGGTTCATGGCAATGTAAGCGGCATCGTGGGCATCAATTATCTGCTCCTTCTCCATTGCTATTGCCTCTGTGAGTATGGCATACCAAGTCAATTTATTTTTTGGCTCTTCCCATAGCTGCTTGAATAGCCACTGCACTGCTGTCTGCTTATCTTCCATCTTCTTCCTTTATTAATCTGTCAATTACATGCTTAATATATTGTAAAGCAGCAAGTCCACCTTGCCAATAGTAAGTGCTTTTAGGTGTGTTAGCCTCCTGCTCAGCAAACCATTTCTTGGTCTTGATTTCCTTCAGCACAATCACTCTGAGCTGCTCTAATTGTGTCATATTATTTACCATTTAGTTTGTGATGTTCCCTATGACAAATAGCGCAAAGTGTTGTTCCATTGTTTACATCATATCTTAATTCAGGATGACTTTTATATGATTTAATATGATGCGCATGTAGGTCATCAGAACTTTGGCAAATAGTACATTTACCATCTCTTAGTTTTACTAAAGTAGCCCAAGCCAAATTATTAAACCCTCTTGCTTTTCTAGGAGGCTTTTTATTTTCTGATTTTGGAACATACTTTTTTAAACTTTTTAAATTTTTATTAGGTACTGGTTTAAAATATCTAGTTTCTCCAGGTTCAGTATTAATATCACATTCTATTTCTGATAATAGGGTTGATAATATTGAAGTTGGAGATGAAACATCTGTCCTTCTTAAAAAATTTTCAGTGTCCTCTAATGGCTCAACAACATGATAAAGACTTACATAAAAACCATTATCTATTTCTGAGGTAAAATAATCAGAAGGAACAATTCCTGCCTCAATTACCTTTCTTTCTAATTCATTAGCATATCTTTCATCATCATCATGAAATTCAGCTTCATAATCATCATAGGAATAAATTTTAGCATATTTTAAAGGTTGTGCAAAACCATATAACAGGTCTTTTCCATATTTTTCACCAATGGTAATTAGCCAACCTTTATACTCATACTGCTCAAATATTTGTGCATGCTCAAGTTGTGTCATGATATTAACTCATTCAGGTTAATGCCAAACTCCTCAAATATCTCATTGACTCTATCTCCTAGATAGTCACCATCCACATGCTTGCCATCCTCAGACTCATCAATGGCCTTGTGAATTGCATTCCTGAGCTGATATAATGCCAGAGCCATATCTGTTGCCTTGGTGCATCGCATGTGCGCCTGAATGTCCTCAGGATCATCCAGCCTGAAGTAAAGTGCTGCTTTCATAATTTCCTTTTTTTAAGTGTTTGAAAATTGCCAATGTGTTTGATGAAGCCTCTGCATAATGTAAAGCCACTATAACCAAGTTCATAATACTTCTTATTGTAGTCCTTCTCTGCAATGATGTGGTCATTTGACCTCCATGTGCAGAATTTACTAAACTCACCTGCAATCATATAGTCAGACAGTCTCCTTAGACCAGGAGACCAAGTCATGCCATGCCAATCACCTCTGAATCTGTGGGCTAATTGCTGATACCTGATTCCGGTTTTAGTAAGTTTAATTCCTGGCAATATTGTATGCCCACTTCTGTCAGCTGGATGCTTAATCCAAACCACTGCACATTTAGGCTCAGCCTCAAGCACAGCCTTAGAATCACCTATAAATCCTGACTGATAGAACTCCCAATCATCTTCGCAATGAAAGATGTAAGGGGTTTCAACTCTGGTGTATAAGCTATCAATGGCATTTACTTGACCGGCATAATTGCTGACATTCCACTGAGCTTCTATCTGCCAATGTCTTCTAAGAAACCTATTAAGGTCTATTGCTAATTCAGTTGGAATTGCTCCTGAGTCCTCATGGATTAAGAATGCAGCCGGAGGCTGACCATCCCAATAAGACACAAGGCTGCTGATGGTCTTTTCAAGTAGGTCAAACCTTCCGCAGCTGGTCAGGCAAATAGTAACATCTCTATCCTTTGACATACATGACTATTTTAAAGGTTATAAGTCCGAACAGGATTATAGTTACAATCCAGAAGAGACCTTCAAATAAGGCCTCCTTAATCATTTGTTTGATGCCTCTGTTAATCATCTGATTACTAGATAAGAGTTATCAATTAAGGTAATTTGAGCATTGGGTTCAACGATGATTGAGTCAGCACCATTCCAGGCGAGCTTCTGAGTCTCATATTCATCCTCAGTCAGCTCAATGCCATAGATAAGAAACTCAAATGGAGGTTGATTTAGTCTGTAAGACAATCTATATGGCTTATCATCATCAAATCCATTCCAGTCCTTACGCATGTCATAGATCGTGATAACACCTCCATACATGTGTGCATACTTCTGGATGTCCATAATTGTGCCTTTTGAATTAACACTAATTCCAAATCTTGGAAATAGGTCGTGAAATGATACTCTGCTTTGCATGTTGTTTAATTGGTTAGATTTGTAATG